GGTGCAGGTGACGACTTGGCTGCCGTTCCTGTTGGGGCTACGGCCTTCAATGGCACCCTTGTGGGGGCTAAAGTGATCTCCACTGGAAGTGCGGCCGGCATTGATGATACCAATACATCGGTATTTGAAATTAAAGTTGGCACGACCGTGCTCGCTGATTTCACATTTGATACCGATCACGCTTTCCCAGCTGCTGGAGCTGCACAGGATCTGGATCTGGGCGAAGTTGTGTCTGTTGAAGATGGCGACGTCATTACGCTTTCTGTCACCAATGGCGCCACGGCAAATCTCCCGATCTTTGTCGTGCAGCTTTTCTTCGTGTAAACCCTAAAAATTATAATCAAGGAGGTTAACTATTATGCCTAGCAAACAAGAAGTGCATATCGATAAAGTACTTACCAACCTGAGCGTCAAGTATGTTCAGGATGCCAGTGCTTTCATCGCTGGCCGGGTATTCCCGATGGTACCTGTTGCAAAGCAGTCAGATAAATTCTTCACGTACGCCAAGGAAGATTGGTTCCGCGATGATGCGCAGAAGCGTGCCATGGGAACTGAGTCCGCCGGAGGCGATTACGAGATCGGAACGGATCTGTACTACGCTGAGAGGTACGCATTCCACAAGGACGTCTACGATGAGGAACGTGCCAATTCGGACGATCCGCTATCCCCTGATGAGGATGCAACCGCTTTCGTCACCGACAAGCTTCTCCTGAATAAGGAGAATAACTGGGCTAGGAAATTCTTCGTGCCTGGTGTCTGGGGAACTGATGTCAAGGGCGACAATGCTGCCGGCTCCGGTAAAGTCATTTACTGGGATAACTACAGCACATCTGACCCGATCAAAAACATCAGCGACTACTCCACCGTCATTTCTGAAGTCACCGGCAAGCAGCCCAATACGCTTGTCATCGGACGCAAAGTTTACAATGCGCTCAAAAATCACCCCGATATCTTGGATCGCATTCGTTATTCCCAGAAGGGTGTTGTTACCGTTGATCTGATCGCCGAACTCTTTGACGTTGAACGTATCCTGGTTGCTAACGCAATTCAGAACGTTGCCAAGAAGGGTCAGCAGGCCAGCATGGAATACATCCTGGGCAACAACGCACTGTTGTGCTACACCACTAATGCACCGAGACTCAGAACGGCTACCGCCGGGTATACCTTTACCTGGACTGGCTTGATGGGCACCGCTGCTTGGGGCGGACGTATCAACAGGATCCCCAATCCGCTGTTGGGCATCGGCACCGAACGCATTGAAGCCGAAATCTGCTACGACATGAAAGTCATCGCTGCTGACATGGGAGTGTTCCTCGAAGACGTCGTACAGGGGGTGTAAGCCATGGCCGAGCGTTATGCAGTAACGCGGCTGTGGATTAAGCATAAAGGAACCATTTATAGAGCCGGGGATCTTCTTCCGGAAGATTTTACGCACCATGATAGGTTCCGCAACTTATACCCCAGCCGGATAGGAGTCGTAGATATCCCTGAGACGCCCGCCGACACGACTCCTATTACTCCACCCACAGGCGAGCAAATCCAATTATCGATTCCGGGCATCAAGCCCCAAGAGGAACCGCCTCTCACACCTCCCCAAGAGTCTGAACCTCCTGAACCACGCACACAAGTTGAAGGACAGCTCACGCTGAACTTAGACGATATGAGTGAGCCTGAAGACGAAGGCGAAGAGGATGAGGGTGGCGACGAAGAGGCGCCCGAAGACAAAGAGGAGATAGTTCAGACTCCGGCTGAACCTCCTAAACCACCCATAACAAATAAGCCATTGGGCACAAGCTCTTCAAGTGGAGCACTTTCTAAGGCCACAAAGCCGGCGGGAGTAAAGCCCCTTTCAGCTAAGCCCGCCACTGGTGCGCCTACTGGAGGAGCCAAAAAGCCCAAGTAGGAAGGAGGGCTAATATGGCTTGGAGTTATGATCCGACGGCCTTGGCGACGTCAAAGAAAGACCAAGTGCGCTTTAAGTTGGGTGATACTGTTGAAGCTGACGCCCTCCTGCAGGATGAAGAGATTGAGTTTCTATTGGCGCAAAGTAACGGGGATGTTTTGCAGGCCTGTATCCAAGCGTGCATTTCAATCATTTCCATCTTGTCTGGGTTTACAGACTTTAAGGTAGGCCCGTACTCAGAGTCACAAGGAAGTCGTTTAAGTGCCTATCAAGCGTTATATCGGATGCTTTTAGCCCAAGCAGCCCGAGTGAATCCCCCGATAGCAGAAGCACCTACTACTGCGCCCGTGTTCCATTACGATATGATGGTTGCTGATAGGTGTGAACATGAATAGCCGCATTCGTGAGGTAATGTTCACAACGCCAGTTACTGTGTATCCCACAAGCAAAAAGGATAGTGCGGGTGATCGTGTTGATCAAGAACCTTTTGAAACATTTGGATATGTGTACGATGACACTGTTGTCGTTACGAACGATTTAGGTGAGAAGGAGGTTTCAACACGTCAAATATACTTACCATTAACGGAAATTTCGCAAATCAAAAGTACGTACCAGGTGAGTTGTTTGGATTCGGTTAAATCGAAGATCATTCGTCGCCAAGAGTATCGTGGAAGACATAGTAGAACGCTGATTGGAGTGTTATTCATCCCATGAAACTGGAACTGGTGTTAGACACCAAAAGCGTTAATCGTTTTATTGGCAATCTTCGTCAGAAGCATACGCGGGTACGTTCAGCAAGTAGGCAAACAGTAAATAATACGGGGGATAAGATCTTTCAAAAGGCACAAGGGCTAGTGCCAGTTATGACCGGCGCCTTACAAGCTAGTGGTAAAGTTACCAGAACAGGTGATACGGATAATCCGGAAAACATCATCAGCTATGGTGATAGCACTATTGGACATGAAGGCAGACCAACTTCAGCTTATGCTGTAGCTCGTCATGAAATGATGAGTAGAATAAATCCGGATGCGTATAAGTGGCTGGAAAAAACTTTACTGGCGGCAGATGAAGATTTTCGGAATGAAGCACTTCGGCTGTTAGGTGAAGCAATAAGAGGATAAGGAGGTGCCACAATGGACGAGTTTTTACAACTTCTAATTGCATATTTTGCAAATAACAACGTGGCGCCGCCTGAAGTCAAGGCTACGGATACTAATAGGGAGAAATCGTACTTGTATGATCTTCCTGATAGAAAAGACGATCCGGATCATGTGTTTGTGTTTCGGAATTACTTCACAAGACACGCTTCGTTAAACGCAAAGAATGTCGGAGTGAAATACGTACAAGTTCTTGTGCGGGCAGAAAGTCAGAAGGTAGCTTTTGGCGATCTGCAAAAACTTTATTTGTTCCTTCTGCGAAAATCAGATGTTGAACAGAATGAGGTGATCCATTATCTAAATACAACCACGTGGGCAATCTTTGATTGTCAAGAAGGCCCCATAAAAGTGCAAATTGACGAACGTGGACGTCATATTTGGGGTTTGTCTTTTCCCGTGAAAACAAATCTTTATTAAGGAGTGAAAAATTATGGCAACAATTGGTCTTAGAGACGTTCATTACGCGTTGCTGATCGAGGATCCGGTTACCGGGACGCCGTCGTATGAAACGCCGGTCAAAGTAATCGGCGCCATTACGGCGAATATCAACCCCAACTCGTCTACCGCGACTTTGTTCTACGATGACGGGCCTGGCGACACGGCGGCAACGATGGGCGAGATCACGCTGGAGCTTAATCTGGCTGATATTCCGCTCGACATTCAGGCTGTTTGGCTTGGTCACGAATATGTAGGTGGTATCCTTAAACGTAAGGGTGGCGACACTCCTCCGTGGCTGGCGATCGGCTTCCGCTCCCTTAAGTCCAATGGCGCATACCGCTATATGTGGCTGAATAAGGGTAAGTTCTCAATCCCTGAAGAGGATTACGCCACCAAGGGTGATTCGGTTGAATTTGCGACACCTACCATTACTGGTTCCTTCGTTAAGAGGGATAACGATGATGAGTGGGAACGCACGACTGATGAAGATGCGCCGGGCTTCAATCCTTCGTACGTCGCTACCTGGTTCCTGAGCCCGCTAACAATCATCGGCGCTTATGCAACTGGGCAGTACGGTAGCGCCAAGTTGACTGTTTCTGGTGTTTCCGCTTTGGCGGATGCTACGGTTACAATCGGGGCCGATGAAGCTGTCGTTCCTGGTGAGGAAACCGCCGCTTGGACGGCCGATGACCTGGTAGTCACTTTGGCTCATGGCGCCGTTTATTCCAAAGCCGCATTGCAGGCGATCATCAATGCAGCTACTGGAACTGCTCCGGGCGCCCTTACCCTTGCAATGGATCGCGATCTGCTGGCCGCTGAGGCAACGTCACTTACGTTGACTTTGGCCGTAAGCTAAAAATATAGGAGGAGGAACGCACTATGGCTGACAAGGTAAAATCCAATCCTGCCCTGGAAGATATGCGTCCGGAAGCCGGTGCTTATTGCATCGGCGAGTTCGGCGGTAAGAAGCGCTATATCAAGTTTGACTTGAACGCTTTCGCTGAAATGGAACGTCTTTACGGTGACATGGATAAAGCCAATGAGGCCCTGTCCAAAGGATCTATGCAGGATATTCGTAAGATCCTTTGGCTGGGTCTAATTTGGGACGAGGCTATTCTCGATGAAATCACAGGAGAGCCTGTTCGCTACAGCATTACACCGTACGAGGTGGGCAGCTGGCTAAACACCACAAACATGAAGAAGGTTATCGGCGACCTTACCGATGCAATCAATGGCGCCCTGCCGAAAGAAGATGGCCCACAGAAAGCGGAAGCAGCTGTGGTTCCTATTACGAAACATGCATTGGCGGCTGCTGGGGAGGAGCCTGACCCAAACTCCCAAAACCCAGTTCCCAATGGGACTGGGCCCTCTACTTCTACGTCGGAACAGTAATCCTTCAAATGACCCCGCGTTACTTTTGGAGATGTAGCCCACGTAAGTTTAATGCTTTATGTAAAGTGCACGCACGATTAAATGGAGCAAAAGATAAGCCTGGGACCACACCAAAAGGACATAAGGGCAAGAAGGCAAAGCAACCAATAGCAAGACAACCGGAAACATACATCGATAAGATCCTTTAGTTACTACTAAAGGCAAAAACAAATTTTGAGGAGGGATGAACAGATGTCAACTGAAGTTGGAACCTTACAAGCCAGTCTAAATCTGGACATCCGCTCATTCGCTGAGGGCGTTTCTGAGGCTGTAAATTTAGCCAAGTCTCTTGGTAGCACGTTGAGAGCAGCCCTGGGAGATTCCTCTCAGGGCTTTTCTTCGTTGTTAAGAGAAGCCTCAGCCGTTCGAGAAGAAGTTGAAAGACTCCGAGCTGAACTTAAGGCGTTAAATGCTGAATTAAATCAGGCAGGAACGCCCGAAGCGTTTACTCAAGTACAACAACACACTTCTCGGTTACGGGATGACCTAGCTTCCGCTGCGGGTACTGTGAATCAACTTTCTGGTGCAGCTACTGGAGCGGAGCAAGCCATGAGTGGTGTCGGGGGCGAGGCTCAAAGGGCCTACCTCTTAGTGGATGCAACTACCGGCGAAGTTATTTCAATGACCGACGCCGCAAGGCAGGCGGCAAGTGCCACTGGGGAAATGGCCTCGGAGGCAGGTGATGCAGCAAGTCAATTAAGGCAAGCTGCTGGCGGCGCAAGAGAAACTGCGCGCGAAACTAAGCAGGCTGGAAAAGAAGCACGTAGAACGGGCAAAGAAACAAACAGTGTAAAAAACAATCTGCAACACGCTTCTTCGTTCGCAAAGGATCTGAAGCGGATTATTGCAGGTATTGTAATATCTCAGGCATTCTACGAAATGTTGAATGTCATGAACGAACTTGTACGTGGCTCCATTAAATTTGCTAACAATATGGACCAAGCACAAATTGCGTTCAAGTATCTTTTGGGGGATGCAACACAAGCCACTGCAATGGTTAATGCCCTGCAGGACTTCGCAATTCGATCCCCACTTGATACAACCGCCGTGATGGCCTCAACACGTAAGTTAATGGCAATGGGATTCACAGCTAAGTCTGTTATTCCGACATTGCAAGTGTTGGCCGATACAGCGGCAGTCTTCACCAGTGAAGCTGGTGACATGACTGATATGATTTCGCACATAACCTTGGCGCTCGGCCAGATGAGAGCTTCAGGTAAAGTCATGACACAGGAGTTAAGGCAGCTTTATAATGCCGGCGTTCCTGTCTTCCAGATTTTACAAGAGGAGCTCGGTCTTACAGCGGATCAAGTTAGAAATATAGGTAAACTTGGCATTGATTCCGGAACGGCTGTC